GCTGACTGCGGCCGAGATCCTCGGCATAAGGAGTATCGCGGCCGGGATATTCGTGATCGGCCCAGCGCCGGCCATATTCGCCGCTCGCTTCATCAACAAAGAACGAGGCGCCGCGAAAACTCGCCCGCCGCAGTTGCGCGCGCCAGCCGAGCATGTCAGGCGAGCCCCAGGGCTGGTTCCATCGAGTGGCCGATATCGACTTCGGAACGAACATTGCCGGCGCCGCGCGTGCGTTCGCTGGTCAAACTGGCGCGCAGGTCGGGCGACATATCGACTTTCAGTCGCTGCTCGATCTCGCTGCGTTGGGGGGGTGCCGCCGCCGTTGCCACAGCATTCTGTTGCAGCAGATTTGGCCCCGGCGCGGCTGCCGCCGCCAGGGCGGGCAATCCTGGTGCAGCCGCCGGCGTCGCGCCGCCGCCGAACAGTTTTTCGCCAACCCGACCCGGCAAGCTGAACACATTGCCGATCGCATCGGTGACGTGGCGCAATCCAGGGATGGCGTCGATCATGCCGTTGATCAGGCCCTTTAGCAGCCGGCCTCCGATGTCGAAGAAATTGCGCACGAGACTGTCGAAAAACCCAACGATCGCCAAAACAATGGCGCCCCAGTCGAGGCTGATCAGCCATTTGCCGAGCTCGAACGTCGCCTTCAACGTGCCGAGGATGGCCAATGCCACGAGCCGGCCCACGGTCTGGCCCACCGTCTCCCAATCGAGCCCGGCGAGCCATTCGAGAAGGTTCATCGCGGCCTTGAGCGCGCCGACGATCGCCTGGCCCAACACACGCCCGGCGGTTTCGCCGAGTGTTCCCCAATCGATGTCGACAAGTTGGTCGCCGAGCCATTGGCCAAGCGAGAGGACGCCGCGCCAGGCCGCCGCGTAGGCTTGCCCGAGCGCTTGGCCGGCGGTAGCACCGAGCGCCGCCCAGTCGATGTTGGCGAACCCGTCGCGAAGCCAGTCGTAAACCCCGGTAAAGGCAGTTTTGAGCGCATCGCCGATCGCGATAAAGCCAGCCGTCGCTCCGCCGGTCTCGAATGCCGTCTTGATGTTGGCGGCACTGATTTGCGCCCAATCCTTGACCGCGGCGCCAGCGCGGCCGAAGACGCCCTTGATCGTTTCGAATTGTTGCTTGAACCAGGGGCCGATCTTGTCCCAGTTCCGATAGATCAGAAAGGCGCCGGCGGCGAGCGCGACGATCGCCAAGGTTAGCGGGTTGAACGCCAGCGCGCTCAGCGCCAGTTTGCCGATCGCGGCACCAATCCCCAGCACCGATTTGATCAGGCCGGCGTTCATTACCGCGACGAGCGCGATGATCGCATTTTCCCAGCCGCCGATGAGCCCCACGCCCCATCGGAGCTAGCCGAAAAGCGCCGCCCAATTGATCTGTTTCATGGCGGTGTAGAGCGTCTTGAAGACGCCCCCGAGAACGCGGATCGCACCGCTGATGTTGAGACGCAGCCATTCGCGATTGGCAACGAGCCACTCGGTGAATTCCTTGACGAGCGGCGTGATGATCGGCACGAGTTCGGCGCCGATCACGTTTCTGAGCCCGGTGAAGGCCAAATTCATGTCACGAAAGGCTTTGTTCGCTTCCTCCGCGCGCGCGATTTCCTCTGGCGGAATGATTATGCCGAGGCGCCGCGCTTCGTCGACGAGCGCGGCGATGCCATCCTTGCCCTTGGCCAAGAACGGGATCAGCTCCTGGCCAGCCTTGCCAAACAGCGCGATCGCCATGCGCGCCCGCAACACCGGATTTTCGTTCTTTTTGAAGCCCTCGGCGATCGCCGGCAGGATCTGTTCGAGGTTGCCTTCCCTGATCTGTTTGGCGCCAACCCCGAATTTGCCGAGCAGCGTCGCGGTGGACGCCACCTTTTTGCCGCCGGCGCTGACTGTGGCCAGGGTCTTTTGCAGTTGCTTCAATGCGGTGTCGGCAGTCTCCGCGCTGCCGGCGGCATAGCGAAACCCCTGCAATGCGTCGGTTGAAATGCCGAGCCGGCGAGACGCCTTGCCGACGCTGGCCGTGGTCGAAATGTAGTCTTTCATCGCGGCGATGGCGCCGCCGATACCGGCAACCCCGGCGATGGCACCGATTGGTGCGAGAAATCCCTTGATCTGGCCGCCCAGCCGGGCCGCAGCCCCGCCGACATTGCGGAGATTCTGCGCCATCCCGCCAAAAGCGCCGGCGGTGCCGAGACGCACAAATGATGCAGCGGCGCTGGTTGCCGCTTGCGCCGCGCGGCCGATCGCCCCTTGAATGGCGCGGATCGGCCCCGAGGCCTGGTCGACGACGCGCGCGACGGCGCTGATGTCGATCTTGTCAGCCACGGCACTCACTGCGGCTGGCGCGCAATCTCCTCGAGGATGCGGCTGGTTTGCGCTTCATAGAGCAGCAATTCGTCAAAGCGCAGGCTCAGGGCGCGGGCAGGGTCCCATTTCCAGACCCAGGCAAGATTGAAGCACCGCTCGACGATGTCGGGACCGACTGGCCGAAAAAACTAAACACCGCGTTCATGCATTCCATCCAGTCGGCAAGGTTCAGTTGCACCGCCGACCCTCTGGGAATGTTCCCGAGCCGCGCGATCATCGCAGTGATCGCCGGGCCTTCGGGCAGGATTGACACCTCGTTGTCGGCGCCGGTGAAAAAACGGAACGGAAAACCGCAGGCAGCAACGTCGCCGCCATTGGGCTCGCGGATGTCTAGTTGTGTGACCTCGGCGCCGTGCGCCTGGATCGGCTTTGTCAGGTGGATGATCAATTCATCAACTCCTCGCCGGCCATGCCCTCCCAGCGCACCGTCGCCTGGCCGTCGGCGGCGTTGAACTCGCGCGCGGTCGAAGTCCAGGCGTTGCGCAGGATGTATTGCTTGCCGTTGGCCAGCTCGGCGGTGATCGTGACATCGGTCATGCGCTGGATGCTGACCAGGGACAGCCGGCCGATATCGCTGAAATCGCCCTCGATCCACGGCACCCGCGGGCGCTCGATGTAGCCGTGAATGGCGTCCTGGCCGGGCACGCCCTCGCGCTCGATGGTGTCGATCGACACCGTCAAATTGCCGCGCAGCGGGTATTGCCGGCCATCGACATAGACGTAGGCGACGCCGGCGATGCGGTTGCTGGGCATCGGTCAAATCTCCTTCAATGAAGCAGATCAGGCGGCAAGTGCCGCGGTGGCGGCGGCCGAATAGTTCAGCCGGAACTCGACCAGCATCGCGAAGATGCGCAACTGGTTGACCAGGTCCGGCGGCAGCAGCACGTTGACCCGGTTGGGGTCGATCGGGTCGCGCTCGACGATCAGGAATTGCTTGAAGGCGTCCATGTTCTCGACGATCCCCATCGCAATCAGTTCGGAGTAGGCGGCGACGAGCTCGGCGCGGATGATGCGCGGGGTGACGATCGCCTGGCCGAGGCCGAACGGGGTCCCGTCATCGGCGAGCTTGTGGCGCGGGAACTTGGTCAGGATTCGGTTGCGCAGAAACCGGATGATGTAAGTCAGCGTCGCCGGGGTCTGGACATCGAGCCACGAAGGATCGGGCTGGTTCCAGACGTTGACCCGGTACGTCGTCACGCAGCGCTGGATCGCCGCGTTGCCGCCCGACTCCATCTCGGTCGCCACGCCTGAGTAAAGCAGCGTATTGCTGTCGCCGAGGCGAAAGCGATAGCCGCGCTTGGGGGCCATGACCCCGACCATCGCCAAGGTCTGCAACGGCCGGGGGGGGTCGTGGCGCAAGGAACCGGCGGCCTGCGCACAAAGCGCCGCGGCGCGGCGCCAGCTGACCGTCGGCGAATGGGCGAAGCCCAGGACCGAAGCATGCGGGTCGTTGCGGGTATGGCCGAACTCGACCAGGCCCTGCAGATCGCCCATGCGAGCCGAGAAGACATGACCATAGATCTGCCGGCTCCACGCCCAGCGGCCGGTGACGTCGTTCAGCTCTTCGGTCAGGAGATCGAGCGAGGCGCCGTCGGTGTAGGGGTTGCAGATGAAGTCGTATTCCTCATCGCCCATCGCTGCGATGACCGGACGCAGATCGGGCAATCCGGCGCCGCCGGCAAAGTTGCCGCCCCCATTCCCATTGCCGTTGCCGCCGGTGACGCTGACCCCGAGCGGGATGCTTTCGCCGCCGGCGACGCCGCGAAAGTTCCAGGTGCGCAGCAATTCGTTGCCGATCGCCCCCTTGTTCCTGGCGGTATAGGTGACGGTGCTGCTCGCCGCTCGCGGGACGACCGCCCGCCGCCGGGTCGCTGCCGCCTCGGGCTCGCCCTCGCCGTTGCCGGGGGCGCCGGCGCCGACCGCAGTAGTCACCAGACTGAACGGCTGGGTATTGACCGCAGCGGCGATCTTTTGTGCGATCGCGGCGGCGTCGTCGCCGGCGGCGACAGTCACCGCATAGCGGTCGCCGCCGATGTAGAGCCCCATCGTCGCGGGGGCAGTCGCGGTGCCGTTGATCATATCGGTCAGCGAGGCGGCGGTGGCGCCCTCGGTGTCGAGTTGCGGGATCGCCCACACCGTGCCGAAATTGTCGTTGCGCCGATAAGCGGCGACCATGTCGGCGAGGATGCTGCCGGCGCCGAACAGCCCGTATGCCTGCTGTGCATCGGTGACGAGCACCGGCTCCAATGGTTCCGCCCGCCCGCTTTCCAGCATCAGCCCGATGATCAATGCCGGCTGCAGCATTTGCAGGTAGGCGGCCTCGCGGTTCGACACTTCGGCATAAAAAAGCGGAACCCTGATGTTGGACGGAATCCGTTCGAACGAGACCGGCATGCCTCAATCCTTTTCTTTGGGCGGTGAAAGAAAATCGGCCGAGACTTCGATGCGGCCATCGGGGCCGGGGAAGCGGATATTGGGATCGGCGGCGGGGCGGATCACATCGACATCGACATGCAGGTGATCGAGCATGTCGGGGATCACCGGCTCGTAGTATTCGCTGACCTGCAGGGCAAAGGTCAGGGTCGCGATCGTGGTGCGGCTTTCGCCCTCGATGTCGCGCTCGATTTCGGTGTCGATCGACAACACCCGCTCGAACAACACCAGCCATTTCGGGTCGCACAGCAGGCGGGTTTTGACCGCCTCGCACAACGTGTCGGTCGTTTCGGCGCTGCGGGCATCAGTGATGTCGTCGGCGACGACTTGGACGACGAGCGTCGTCGTGCTGAGGAAATCGGGGATGCTGATCGACCGGCCCTGCGCCGAGGAGCTGGTATAGACGCGCACCGCCGGCAGCATCTCACGGCGGATTTGCGGCTGGCGCGAGTCGAAGACGTGGCGGAACGGCAGTTCGGCGAGCCGTTCGACGGTCTGTTGCCGGAGCTGGGCGATATACGTCATCGCCGGCGACGCTAGGCCAAACCGAATGACCGAAAATCAGGAATAAATTGGTTCGGAATTTATAGTTTTTGCCAAACCCGGACGCGCCGGCGTTCCATCCTTGACCCCGCAATTTGTCTGCTCAGCATCGTCCGGCTGTTGTCGAATGGCGTGTGACTTTCGGTCGTATCCTATGAAAGTTGTAACCCATTGATCGGGCTGGCTTCACCGAAACGACCGAAATTGTTGATTAATGCAACGCGGGCTAGCTCAATTCCGCGACTGACTCGTGGGACGTCTAAGCCGCTGATCCGGTGCTGCCAAATCGCGGTCGCGGAATCCTTCGTCTGTGCGACTCCCGTCGGTTCCACGCGGCCCAGCGGCGGGGGTTTGGCAGAAGGCATGCCCTACCCGGTTGCACGCGATCCGGGTTACAGTCAAGCCGGCCGGTGCGGAGGCTAACGTCTTGCCCAAGCTGATATACTACAGTGAGAGAATTGGATGCGGCGCTACCTTTGAATTAGACGACAATAACAGGTGCGTGATCTCGGTCGCTCGATCTGGCGTCCGGGTAAAGGCATATCCAGGAAGGTTTATGTTCTTCGGAGCTACGCTGTACAATGAAAAAAATGTCTACATAGCCGGAAGGACTGCGGCGGCGTTGTTTGTCCTCTTTCCACAAATTTGGACTCCTGTCACCTTTAAAAATCCGGTTCTGTCCGCGTTTGCGAATGCCGTATGCCACTGTTCAACGGCGGCCGAGGTCGCAACAACACTTAATGAGGCGACGGCGGAAGCAACAAGGTCTTGAACGGCCGAAGATCGAGAGCCATATCGAAGTTGGATTTTCCGGGGGCAGACTTGTCTTTGCTATATGCGTGGCCTGATTATTTCCACCAGCTCGCCCAGCGTGACCGCTGCATCGTGGTGGAGAAACAATTCTACCAAAGTGGGCGCTCGAAGCCGGATTTGATTTCGATCAGGACCACCGGCGGGCGTAATTTGGCCTTAATCGGTTCGGCTTTCTATTCCTCGCACCAATTGGTGCCGGCTGAGGTCTTCAACTACTTCGTTCAACAGGGGATCGTTTATCGGGACACCCGCCAGGGCGATGACAACCGGTTAATTTACCGGCTGACGCCCGACGCGGCGCGTATCGCCCATGACCTCGGCTATCAGGAACGGATGCCCACACCGGAAGCGATAGCCTCGCTTCTACATGAAATCATGGAAGAGGCGAAACGCCCGCGTACACAGCGAGAGGACGAGGCGAACAACGCCTTGGCCTTGGGCGTGGGCTCGATCAAAGATGTGATTGAGGCGAAGCGCAAAGCAAGGCAATCGCGCATATAAAGCCCTAGCGTCCCCGAGGGGCCTTCCCTTTAGCGGGTTTTACCAAAGCCCAATCTTGCCCCGGCTTTGATGTCGGGGGGAGGGGTCTGCCTCCCCTTACGCCCTCACAATGTTCTCGTGGAACCTACAGAAATGAATCGAGAGCTTTAATACGAATAACCAAAAACCCGTCTGGCTCAATGTAAATATTTTTTGCCTCTCTTTCGTTTCCTCGAATAAGCCGGCCGGCATCGTGTGTACATCATCAAGTAATACAATGTTATCCTCTTGCAGCCCGCCGCCGGCAGGGATGTAAAACAAACTCGTAACCCGCTGTCTTCGGATAGCTGCTAATTTGTCGTCGATATTTTGCTTCGAGATACCCGCAGCTTCCAGCGTTTTTATGTAGGCATCGAGCGCCACCAGAGGTGCAAAGATAATGTTAACCGGCAAGTCGCGTGGATTTTCCGACGCCACGTCGCACGTATTTGAAAGAATAATACCGTGGATCGCTATCTTGTCGCCCGTTTCAAAATGGCGCAATTGTAGTTGTGTCCAGCCGTCGCCCTGTAATATGTCAGCGTCATAGCCGGCGAGCAAAAAATATTGCATTTTGTCCGGAAATTTTTTGAGTTCTTCTATAATGCCCCGCTTCATTTCCTCAGTTAGGTAATGGGGTATTTGGTCGCGTATAGATTCAACCGTAATCTCCATCACGCGCCTACCCGGCTTTCACGAGCGCACATAGAGGTTCCACAGATTGTTATGCAAGACCCGCTCGAATTCTTTTCCCAAGGGTTCTTGTTTGCTCACGAGAGACGAATAAAACGAAGCTACGGATTCCTCAAATCCCGTCGTCTCGGTCTTTTCAGAAGCGGTGAGCAAGGTATTTCCGAACTGGCTAGCGGTGGCGGAGATGCCTATGTGCGACGCTACCACGTAAGCCTTCAATCCGAGTTGCGCACCCGAGACAGAAGGCCCGGCGGCGAGCGCAAAGGCTCCGGACAGTCCGGCGAATTGACCGCACGTGCCGGACGTTCCAACTACGACGTACAGACCCATGTCTCTGCGAGCGGCAGGCGCGCCCGCCGACGCGGTATCCACGCATCGATCACGGTCTGCCTCTAGTCCGAGACCGGCGAGCACCCACGCCGCACTGCCGCTCGTGCCTGACCGCCGATCAACATCATAATTCATCGGGTATAGGGTCATAGCTTGGCTCCAGGTATTTCAGCGTTTCCTTCGTCAGCAATTCGAAGAAAATTTCTTTGTTACGGGTATGTATATCTTCGATCTTTCCCGGAAGTTCACTCATGATGTTATTAACATCTGTCGCTGTTCGCTCAAAAATCGTGTCGATATCTATGAGAATTCCAATTCTCTGACTGCCGTCCATCAGCATGGCTGTCGATGGTGCCCCTAATTGCACAAGATGGATAAGAGAATCGTGGCGCATTTCGACGCGCAACTGAAAAGGCTCCGCCTGCACGGTATATTTTCCAAGCCTGAGCCCGATGTCGATCCGCCTTATTTGCTGCGCTACACCTGCTCCCTCGATGACGCCGACATATTTCAAGCTATATCGCTCGACACTATGAAGAACCCCACTTTTGATAAGCAGCCCGACTAGTTCAAGAATGTGCGGCTTAAATTGTCGCCAACCGGCATACGGCATTCTACAGCCGAGGCCCAAGCTGTGCTCACCGATGAGCACAAAGAAGTTGTCACCCCAATGGATTCTCATCAAAGGCTGGAAGCGGAAATGCGGCTGGCTGGCCCGGATTTCGCTTGGTATGTCCGCGACCGGGAAGCGATCAATTTGCGGCTGACCTTGGATATGCGCGAAAAAAAATCCCGGTAGTACACTCGATGCCAGCGCAGCCGAGGAAAAGCGGATTTCGAAGACCGCGTCTACCAAGGGTTCGTTCTTTAGCTTCGTCGGCAGCGGAGCGGTCGGCATAGGTTCCCCTGGCGAGTTATAGGTGGAGAGAATCGCTGTTGCCAAACCGGGCGGGCCCTGAGCGCGTGCTATACCACACTTGGTGTGCCAGAGGCACATGGTGAAGCATGTTCATGATTCGTACACCACGATTATGGCGTTTTTGCATCCGTCATATCGGTGAGCCGTCTTCATCGACGCTCGCTCATAGGCTCGCCAAGGCTGCGAATTTCTTTTTCGAGAATGCGCCAGTGTGCGGCTTTGGCCTCTGCCGGGAACCAGTCAGCGTCTTGCTGCAAGGAGTCGAAGGGGTGGACGCGCGCTTCGCGTTCCCAATGTTCCGCATAGCGTTTGGCAACGTCGGCGGCAGCTGCGATGGTGGGCGCTTCGGGATCGAGCATGATAGGGCCGCGGTGCTAGCGGCAGGAAGTTGCCCGGCGGGCGTCAACTAGTGGCGCCAGGGTCTTGCGCAAGGTCTTGTCGCCCAGCCCCGATGTCGGGGCGGAGGTGCCGGTAATCTGTCGCCTGACTGCCGGGAAGATTTCGGTCATCGGCCGATCGGGATCGATCCCACCCTCGGCCACCGCGGCGAAGGCGCGCTCGATTTCGCCGCGGCGCGATGGTCGTCCTGGCCGCCGCGGTCTCTGATCATCATCGCCGGTTGCGGGACTGCCCAAGGGTGTCCCCTCGTATTTGATCAGGCGATAGCCGAGCTCGCCCAGATCATCCTGAAGCGGACCCTCGACGATCTCCCAGTTGCGGCCGCGGATCGTCAAGACGTCGCCGAGTTCGGGGATCCGCGGCCCGGCGATGATCACGCGCTCGCAATAAAACCAGGTCTGGATGACGCCCAACCCGGTCTCCGTGC